CGTCCATCAGCGTTGAAACTACGCTGGCTTCAGGAATCTCTAGCAGCGCAACTACTATGACAGTTGCAACTGGTACAGGTTCTGCCCTAATGGGAGGGGTAACTCTTACTGCTGGAAACGTAGATATCTTTACAGTAGCCCTAGATGTGGATACACAGAACGAAGAAATAGTTTATGTAACAAACGTATCTAGTGATACGTTAACGATTGTACGTGGACAGGCAGGCACTTCTGCTATCTCCCATACTGGCGGTGCTACCGTCAAACACGTTCTTACTAGTGCTGACTTAACCTTCTATACAACAGGTGTGGCTACAGCAGATGCTGCTATTCCAAACGCAATCGTAACTGCTAAGGGTGACATCATTGCAGCAAGTGCTAGTGCGGTGCCAGATAACCTTGCCGTTGGAACTAATGGACAGGTGCTTACAGCAGATTCAACTCAGACATTAGGTATGAAGTGGTCAACAGCCGCAACTGGAGATGTAACTCTTACTGGTACCCAGACTCTTACAAATAAAACTTTAACTTCTCCAGTATTAAATGATCCAAAGTTAAATCTTAGTATCAATGCCAATACAGCAACAACTTATACTTTTGTTTTAACTGATAATGGCAAGTTGGTAACTTCTGACAATGCCTCAGCACAAACACTATCTATTCCTACCAACGCATCTGTTGCCTTCCCTATTGGAACTCAGATAAACGTAGCGTGGATTACTGGTGCTGGTCAACCAACAATAAACGCAGTTACTTCAGGAACAACAACAATTCTTTCAACAGGTGCTACGTCAACGGCGCCTAATTTAAGAGTAGTTAACTCAGTTGCCACCTGTATTAAGATTGCAACTGATACTTGGTTAGTGACGGGAGATATTTCCTAATGCCAATTCTTGGAATTTTAGCAAGTAGTATATTAAAAGCAACCCCACCAACAACAGTTGAGTATTTAGTTATTGCAGGCGGTGGTGGTTCAGGTGGTTATTTTTCAGGTGCAATGGGGCCATACTCATCACCTGGCGCAGGTGCAGGCGGTTACAGAACAGCAAGCGGTTTCAGCGTTGCAGCGGGAACTCCTTTAACAGTCACAGTCGGTGGTGGTGGTGCTTTTGGTGCAGATTCATTCCCACCCACAGGCAACGGCTCAAATGGTTCAAATTCTGTTTTCTCTAGCATCACTTCAACAGGTGGCGGCGGGGCTCCAACACAAAGCAATTTTGGTGGTTTTGGAACAGCCGCAGCAGGTGGTTCAGGTTCAGGTTCAGGTACAGCAGGGGCTACATCGGCAACAGGTGGAGCAGCATCTCCTTCAGGTGAGGGAAACGCTGGTGGAAACTGTACGGGGCAAACTGCTAGAACAGGCGGTGGTGGTGCGGGTGGTGCAGGTAGCAACGCAGCAGCAAACTCATTTAGCAATGGTGGTAACGGTTTAAGTTCATCAATAACTGGATCAGCAGTTACTCGCGCAGGCGGCGGTGGTGCTGGTCGAAGTGATGCAGGAACCGCAGGCACAGGTGGTTCAGGCGGCGGCGGCAACGGTGGCGCGGGTGGTTCAGGATGCACAGGCGGCTCGGCAAATACAGGTGGCGGTTCGGGTGGTCACTCTGCATCAAGCAGAGGCAGCGGCGGTTCAGGTTTTGTCGCTATTCGCTATGCTGACACTTTTGCTTTGGCAACATCAACAACAGGCTCACCAACAATTACAACATCAGGTGGTTATAGAATTTACCAATGGACAGGAAGCGGGAGCATAACTTTCTAATGGCACATTTCGCAGAATTAGATGAAAACAATAAAGTCATTCAAGTAATTGTTGTTCACAACAACGAATTGCTTGATGAGAATGGTAATGAGTCAGAACAAAAAGGTATTGACTTTTGCGTTAATCTTTTTGGTGGTACTTGGATTCAAACTTCCTACAATAGCAAATTTCGGCAACGATATGCAGGGATTAGTTCAGTTTATATTTCTACTGCTAACCTTTTTACCGAACCACAACCATATCCTTCTTGGTCGTTAGATTCAAACTATAATTGGCAAGCGCCAACACCAATGCCAGAAGACGGCAATTGGGTCTGGAATGAAGAAACCCTTGCTTGGGAACTAAATCAGAATTTGTGAGCCACTATCTATTGAACTACAACAAACTAAACAAAGAGAAACCTTGGATAATTACTGAAACAAATAAAGAAAAAACAAAAGTAATAGGTTCTTGGTTTGCAAGTGACTTTGAGATAAACACACAAGTAAAAACTTTTGTTGCTCAATATCATTATCTTTATTGCGAAGGCGTGGTTAGTTGGAATGGCACTAAAGCAATAATCAATGCTGAATAAAATAATTAAGGAGACATAGTGGCCTACGGCGATGACATCACAGAGGGTCTGGTCTATACCCTTTCAAACCCAGCAGGATCTACTAACTACTCAGCAACGGGTGAAGCCTACGATATAGCAATCGCTGGCTTGCCGTTCTTTCTGTTAAACTCTGATGATTCACCATATCGTCGCGTAACAGCGCAGTATCGTAAGCAACAGATTGACCAGAGCCGTGAGCCAGGTGAGCAGACGCTGACTGGTTGGTGGCTACGCAGCCAATCTTCTTTCCACTATGGACAAGGCATTAAGTTCTTTGAGCCTATTCAGGATGAGTCTCTTCGCTTTCAATACACAGAGTCCAAAGGCATTAACGTCTGGACTAAAGGACAGGCAACACTGCTTAAGTCATCTGATGCTCAGCACTTAACTACTGGTGGTATTCAAGCCAATGGTCGTCCGTGGCAGTTAATGCGTTCTATTCAATGGACCACAAGCAGTATTAAGTATGACGGTGTGCTTCTTACAGATGAGTACGATGTGGATAAGGTCTTCCCAAAGATCACAGTTTCTATTAACAACAAGGCGCTTACTTCTAACGTAGCCACACTGACTACTACTGCGGTACACGGCCTATGTACTGGTATGGAAATTGTTATTACTGGTGTGGACGCTACCTTTAACGGTACCTACCGCATCACTGGCGTACCAACAACTACTACATTTACCTATGCTAAGACTGCTACTAACGTTGCATCTACTGCTGTATCTCCAGTAGGTACAGGCGTTGCAGAGGTTATCCACTTCATTGACTATAACTCAGGATCAGACTACCCAGTATTTGCAATCTGTGATGATGGAGTCAATGCTTACTGGGTTACAAATAAATTAGTTGGTGCAAACCAAAGACTTACTGTGTATAAGAAAGCACTAACTGGCGATTCAACTACTGCAGAAACTCAGATGTTCCAGTCAACTACAGTTGCAACTACCAACGCTGTTATGGAATACACCAAAGAACGTATCATTATGTGCGTCAATGATTCAGTCTATGAGTTTCCAACCAACCAATCATCTATGCCTACTGCCGTCTATACACACAGAGACAATGACCACATATTTACTAGCGTTACCTCTAGCGGTGCTGCTATCTACATCTCTGGATATTCAGGTATTCAGTCCAATATCTACAAATTTACTCTGACTACTGCAGGTGCTATGCCTACGCTGACCAGTGCTATCACTGCAGCAGAACTACCAGTAGGCGAGATTGTATTTAAGATTGCTTACTACCTTGGCAATATGGCTATTGGTACTAGCCAAGGTATGCGTATGGCAGATGCAAGTCAACTCGATGGTTCTATTACCTATGGTGCTTTGATCTTTGAATCAGACCAACCAGTTTATGACTTCGGTTTCCGTGATAGATACATCTGGGCTGCATCTGGCGTTGATGGACAAGTTGGCGTAACCCGTGTAGATATGGGTCAACCATTAGGTAACCTTTTATTCCCTTATGCCTGGGACTTGTATGACCCAGCAGATACTCTAGGCCACAACACAACAGCCTGTGCCTTCCTAGGAGACACCAACCGCCTTGCTTACTGCAACGCTGGTAATGGCACCGATGGTGATATTTATATTGAATCACTATCTACCTTGATTGCAGAAGGCACGCTACGTACAGGCTATGTACGCTACAACACACTAGAATTGAAGATCTTTAAGTTGATGCAGGCTCGTGTAGATACTGCAAATGGTGGACTCTACATTGACTCTATTGACTATGCAGATAACTTCTATCGCATTGGAACTTTCGCACAAGAGACAGAAGTTCCAGAAGTTAATATCAACTATCCTCAAGCATCACAAGAATACCTTGGCTTCCAGTTTACCCTGGTTCGCTCATCTAGTGATGTTACTAAGGGACCACTGTTCACTGGCTACCAGATCAAAGCGTTGCCTGCTATCCCACGTCAACGATTGATCCAGTACCCACTGTCTTGCTTTGACCACGAGTCAGATCACTTCGGTGTTGAGGTTGGTTACGAAGGTTCTGCTTACCAACGTATGACCCAACTTGAATCTATTGAAAACGTAGGCGACACCATCAGAGTTGAAGACTTTAGAACTGGTGAATCCTACATTGGATTGATTGAAGAGTTGGACTTTAGAAATGCTACGCCATCAGATAAGCGCTTCTCTGGCTATGGCGGAACACTACTAGTAACTATTAGGACGGTCTAATGCAGGCACAAGACTACGCAACAGTTGCTGTTTCAGTATGTACAATCATTGGTGGCTTTGTCGGCGCAGTGCGCTGGCTAGTTAAGCATTACCTCAATGAACTTAAACCCAATTCTGGATCAAGCCTAAAAGATTCCGTTACAAGATTAGAAACCAAGGTAGAAATTCTCTATCAGATGATGATACAAAAGAAATGAGTGATATCTGCGATGATTGCCAAACGAGCCACACCTGCCGCTATTGCTGTCCTGCGACAAGCGACAGCACTTCGTCCGAAGCGTAAGAAAGCCTCGGATGGATTACTACCATCAGCAGCACACATTAGTCAGAGTCCTAACTCAGATCACAATACTGGATACGCAGTAGATCTAACCCACGATAAGTTGGCTGGCATTGATTGCCTTAACCTATTCGAAGAACTCAAGGCAGACAAGCGTGTTAAGTATCTTATTTTTCAGGGCAAGATCTGGTCAGCAGACCGTGCCAAAGAAGGGGACCGTGAATATACAGGGTCCAATAAGCACACCAAACATCTTCACATCTCAATTAAAGAAGGATGTGGAGATGACACTTCCCCTTGGTTCCCTTGGTTGGGTAAACCAAAGGTTGTCAATAAAGTAAAGGCTAATTTACCTAAGCCTTTACCTAAGAAGAAAGAACCAACAAGTCCAAAGGAGAACTAATGGATAAGAAAAAGTTAAAGGCAATGGCAGCAACTTATTTACGTGCTGGAATTGCATCAGTAATCGCCCTGTACCTTGCGGGTGTGACAGATCCAAAGGCTTTAGCATCAGCAGCACTTGCTGCTATCGCAGGTCCACTGCTTAAGGCACTGGATCCCAAGAATGCAGAGTTTGGACGTGGGTCTAAGTAACCCACTAACGCGAGGCAGAAAGAGGCCCTCATTCCTTCGGGGATGGGGGCTTCTTTTTTTGTGCCACAAAACTAATTCATACCTGAGTTGCTATCCCCTGATAGATGAGTCTTTAGCCTGTGGCAGTTAGCACAGAGAGTTCTCAGGTTGGCTGGGTCATTGTTAAAGCGGTCACCGTCTACGTGGTCTACATCTAATTGACTGATGTGTACTGGCTTGAAGTTACAATCCTCGCAGTAGTCCTTACGGTATGCGTGGTAAGGAGAACGAACCTTCATCTGGTTAATCTTGTATATGGTATTGCATCTGTATCTACCTGTTACTGGCTTTGATTTATCCCGCGTCTTTAACTTAGTGGGGCCACAAACAGTGCACATTCCTGTGCGTTCTTCTTCATTGATCTCAGAAAGTCTGTGCTTCATCTTTATCTACTGGACAAGGAACAGTTACGATGTTGCCACAATTAACACAGGTACCATCAAGGAAGTACCAGACCAGTTCGTGATCCTCAAAGGATGCCATTATAGAAAAGACTTGTGAGCCACAAGGACAGACGTGTACTGGACCCAAACCTCTTAGGTCAGTACCAAATTTCTCTGGTAGTTTAGCCCTGAATTTTGGCAGCCTTGGTAGACGGAACCGCACAGTCAGTACCATACCATCGTGCCCCCTTGGGGCACCCTGTTTTATTCGCCTCACGGCTCATATTGTAATAACTAGTAAGCGTTGCTAACGCAACGACACGCCGATCTCTAGTATGATTCCAGTATGACAACCATCGCAGCGATAGAAGGAATTGACTACGCAGTTCTAGTAGCAGATTCACAGATCACAGAAGATAATCTCGTGACGTTAGCAACTAGTACACCTAAGATCGTTGAGGTTGGCAAGTTTCTAATAGGTATCTCAGGTGATACACGACCAGGAGATATACTTTCGTACAACTGGAAGCCACCGCTTTATCGCGGTGAGGATCCAGCACAATTTATGGGTAGGAAGATTATACCCAGTATCAACCAAGCATTTACCGACAACAACTACGACTACAACAAGGTGGACAAAGATGGTGGCTTCGATTATCTCATTGCTTTTAACAGTAATATCTTTCGTATTGCTTGTGATCTCTCTTTTTTCCAAGCAAATCACGGAACGTATGGCATTGGTAGTGGGGGGCAGTTTGCTCTTGGCTACCTGTCTTCAATTATCAAACCTGATATGGACGTAGAGTACGCAAAACGACACGCCCGTAAAGCCGTAGAGATTGCGTCGGTCCTTGACGCTAACACTGGTAAGCCCATACAGTTAGTAGTCCAGGAAAGGGTGTAGGAATGTACAAAGAAAAAAAGGTAGGGAAGACGTGGCTATCTTATGGCTACAACTTCAAGCAAATAAGTGTAGGACTTTTTATTGACAAGTACCGCATCAGTATTGATTTAGTATTCTTTTTTGTAGTACTGGAATTCTAATGGAATTTAATACATACGATTATGTAAAGCCAGAGTTCAAAGAAGTTATAGCAACAGGTGAATACGCTGCACACTACTGGTTTGAGCAGGGTTGGAAAGCCTGTAGACTTGCTTTCCTATTACACGATCAAGCAGGGAAGGAAGCGGTATGAGTACTGACCCGAAAGAACTATTACTTACTGCACTACGTGCAGGGGATGCGAAGCGTTCACGATCTACACAGGTACAGATTGGTCCATCAGAGTTAGGTGGCTGTCGTCGTAAGGTCTGGTACAGATTAAACGATCAACCTGAAACTAATGAGAACGAGATGAAGTTAGCAGCCATTATGGGTACTGCTATCCACGCAGAAATTGAACGAGCACTAGCAGATAACCCTGATGTGATGGTCGAAACATCTGTTGAATACAACGGTATGAAGGCACACATTGACTGCTATGTACCAGGTACTGGTGATGTCATTGACTGGAAGACAAGTAAGGTTAAGAACCTTTTATACTTCCCATCAACACAACAGCGTTGGCAAGTACAGACATACGGCTACCTGTTAGCAAAGAATGGTCACGATGTAAAGCGTGTATCTCTAGTTGCTATAGCACGTGATGGTGATGAACGTGATGTCAAGGTACATACAGAAGATTACGATGAGAGCATTGCACTACAGGCATTGAACTGGTTAGCATCAATCAAGGGTGCGACAGAGGCACCAGATCCAGAACGCGATGCTAGTTACTGTAAGTTCTATTGTAAGTTCTACGACGCATCAGGTGAGATGGGATGCGTTGGTATAAAAAAAGAACATACGGCAGTCAATGATGTAATCATTGATGATGCTGATATTGACAGGAACGCACTGCTGTATCTACAGTTAGCAGCGCAGATTAAAGAGTTAGAAAAGCACCAAGATTCATTGAAGGCTTCTTTCGAGGGACTACTAGGTACAACACCTAGCGGGATAGAAGTCAGTTGGACAACTGTCAAGGGTCGTGAAAGTATTGACAGTGAAGAGGTAGAAAAACTACTTGGGTTTGTACCTAAGAAGTTTGGTAATGAATCACAGCGGTTACAAATCAAACAAACTGGAGGAAAGTAAATGGCTGCAAACGAGAACACAAAGTTCCAGATTAATTACAAGTTAAATGATGGAACGCTTATCAATCTATATGCTACAGATGTAAAGGATTTAGAGACAGGTCTAACAGATCTTTCAATGGTGGCAACACTAATCCGTACAACAGGTAATGACTTACACGGTGGCACACCAGCACCAGCACCAACAGTTGCATCAGTTGCGGAATCTTTTAACGCAACACCAGTAGCAGCACCTGCTCCAGTAGTAACAGAAGGACAGGCACCAACCTGTAAACACGGCAATATGGTATTCCGTAATGGAGTATCAGCACGTGGACCTTGGAAAGCCTGGATGTGCTCTGCACAAAAGGGTGCTCTAGATAAGTGCGACCCTATCTTCCTAAGATAATACGATGCGGGAACCTCGTGAGTACGAGAACCCGTTATGTGCACAGGTAGGTGGAGACTTCTGGTTCCCTGAAAAAGAAAAGGGATTAGTAAGTCCAGCAGATGTTCAATTTGCGAAGTCAATTTGTAAGACTTGTATTCATAGAACTGAATGCGCTGAGTGGGGAATCCGCAAAGAGCAGCACGGTATATGGGGTGGGCTTGCACCACGTGAACGTCGCGTGATGAGAAGACAACGCAGAATAAATCTTGGAGGGGATGAGAAAGTTGCTTGATCTAAAGAGGGCATTGGGCACCAGCACTATTAAGGCTGTGCCATTGCCTGATGTATGGACTGGTTTGGCTAGTGAGTCCATTAAGTTTAGACGAGGGCAAGTATGTATGGTTGCTGCAGCCCCTAATGCTGGTAAGAGTATGTTTTCTCTTGTCTATGCAATCAAGGCAAAGGTACCAACACTTTTCTTTTCCGCAGATACTGATACTGCTACGGTGTTAATGCGATCTGCAGCGCAGATCTCAGGGCACACACAGTTAACAGTTGAATCCAATATGGATTACAAACCTGACTACTACGCTGAACATCTCAACAAGATGTCGCACATACAATGGGTCTTTGATTCAAGTCCATCATTAGATGACATTGAATTAGAAATCAAAGCCTACGTTGAACTGTATGGAATAGCACCTGAGTTAATTATCATTGATAACTTAATGAATGTTGCAGCCGAAACAGACAATGAATGGGCTGGGCTACGTGCAATTATGATGGAGTTGCACGATATGGCACGCAAGACAGAGGCTTGTGTCTTAGTACTTCATCACGTATCAGAGCAGAGTGAGTACGGTTCACCAATGATGCCACCACCACGTCGTGCTATACACGGCAAGGTCAGTCAGTTACCAGCGTTGATCTTAACGCTTGGTTATGAGCCAGGCCAAGGTGGAGGAATGTTGCGTGTGGCTGCGGTAAAGAATCGTTTCGGTCCACACACAGCAGATGCCTCGAAATGGGCTACACTATTTGTTAACTTCGCATCGTGTCAGATAGGAGATCAAGATGCACAAGGCAGAGCATACTTGCGGGTCTGATGGCTAACAAGAACGGAAGAAAAGGTTCTCAGTTTGAGACAGATGTTATGAAATGGTTACGTAGTAAAAGCGTAATAGCAGAACGTCTGACTAAGGCTGGGGCAAAGGATGAGGGAGATATGGTTGTTATCATATCTGGAGAAACCTACATTCTTGAACTCAAGAACAGGCAG